ACCTTTGCCGACGCCCTGGTGGACCACCTCGACAGCGGCTACGTTTTCAGCACGCCCGACGTGTTCATGCTGGGGAAGCCGGTGAATGACGGATGGTTCGTCCACACGCTCTGCGGGGACATGCAAAAGGCCATTGAGCTGATGCCGTACTTCCTTCCGTGGATCGCCTTCGTCCGCTACCACAACGGCAAGCGCAGGCTTGCAATGTATCGGACTGTCCGCCTAAAAGCCCTGTGTGAACCAGCGAAACCAGCCCTGACGTTTACCGACTGACCCATGTTTGGCGGCGGATCACCACAGCAGAGCATCCCGGCGATTCCACCGCCGACCCCGCCGGTATCGCCTAATTCGGCTGCGGTTCTGGACGTGGCTCAGGCGCAGAAGCGGCAGGCGTTGAAGCGCAAGACGATTGCCTCGACGACGATGGCTGGTGCTGGTCCGATGTCGGGCGGGAGTGGTGCGGCGCCGAGCCCTGCCCTTGGACCGGGTGCAATGGGAGCTGCGCCCAGCGTGTCGAGCGGGGGGACCAAAACCGGGTAATGGTCAAGAACCGCGACAGTTCAGCGAAGGAGCAGGCCCTCTGGAAGCGGTGGGACAAGCTGAACGCGGCCCGAAACGCCGTATTTGACTCCGATTATCAGACCATCAGCCAATACTTTTACCCCTCGGTCTCGGACATCAACACCGAGAAAACCGAGAGCATCACAGGCTGGTACGACCGCATCTACGACACAGCCCCGATCCGGGCGGCCACGACCTGTTCCGTTGGCGTCCGCAATTGGGTGACGCCATCGACCGAGCCTTGGCTGGATCTATCACCTCCGTCGAACCTCCTGAAACAGCCGGCGGTCAGTTCCAGGGTGAAGCGGCTCCAGCCGAACTCGGACGACAACGCGGCTGGTGTGGATGACGCGCAGCGGTGGTGCGCCGACACGAGTTCGACCTGCCTGCAAGAGCTGGCCTCGTCCTCCTTTTACTCGGTCGTGCAGCCGTTCAACAAGTCCGCCTGCGTCTTTGGGACGGCGCTGATGTTCTGTGAGGAAGGGAAAGCCGCATCGCTTCGCTTCGAGCAGTTCAAAGTCGGGACCTTCGTCATTGCGGAAAACGACCAGAAGATCGTCGATACGGTTATCCGGCGCTTCAAGCTGACGGTGCGCCAAGCGGTGCAGAAGTTCTGTCCCAAGCTGGAGGACGGGAGCTACGACACATCCCAGATGCCCGAGAAGCTGGCGAAGGCGTATGCCTCGGAGAAGTTCGACGAAACGTTCTACTTCCTGCACCACGTCATGCCCAATGAGGACTACCAGCGGGGCAAGATGGGGGCTGATGGCATGGCCTTCGCTTCGATCTATCAGGCCGAGCTTGGGCGGAAGATCGTGAAGGAGGGGGGCTATGAGGAGATGCCCTACTTCTGCCTGCGCTGGAAACCATGGGGGTCGGATGACCAGCCCTACGGGACTTCGCCCGGGTACGAGGTTTTGCCCGAGGCCCGCCAGTTGAACATGGTGACGCAGTTCTCGGATGCCCTGGCCGAGTTGAAGGCTTTCCCGCGCTTCCTTTACCCTGACAACCTCGATGGCGACATCCAACTCGCCGCCGGGGGCGTCACGACCTACGAGGCGGACAAGCCCAATGCTATCCCGAAGGAATGGCAGACAGTGGGGGAACAGCAGGAGGTTCTGGCGATGCTGGAGCGGAAGGAGCAGGCCATCAACAAGGCGTTCTTCGTGGACATCTTCACGATGCTGGCGCAGATGCAGGACAAGCGCATGACGGCGACCGAGGTTGCATTACGCAACGGCGAGAAGCTGGACCAGTTCACGGGCACGTTCGACCAGTACCGGACAGACTTCATCACCCCGTTGGTCAAGCGCATCATCGGGATTCTGTTCCGGGCTGGAAAGTTGAAGGACGCCCCGCCATCGCTCATGGTGCAGCCCGGGGATGACCCGAAGGCCGATCCCGAACTGGCGATGCCGAAGATCAACATCAAGAGCCGGGTCACGCTGGCCTTGAACGAGGTGCGAAACGTGGGTGTCCAAAAGACGGTTGAGATGCTGCTGCCCTTGGGTGAGCAGAAACCGGAGATCATGGACAACTTCAATTGGGACGAGGTGGCCCGCGGGACGGCCCGGAACAACGGGATGCCCGAGGCGATGCTCCTGCCCATCAAGCAGATGCTGGAAGTCCGCCAGCAGCGGACCAAGATGCTGATGGAGCAGCGGGCGCTCGACCAGGCCAAGACGGCCAGCGAGGCCGGCAAGAACTTGGGCAAGGCCCCGCAGCAGCTCCAGGATCAGGTGACGGGACAACTAACGGGACAGGCGGCCTAAAGGCATGGCGGATGAACCTCCAATCACTTCTGGGCGACGTCTCGCTCTCGCCTACCTCAAAGTCCTTGGCGCTGGCGACTCTCGGGACGCCGACCAAAGGCTTGTTTGGGCTGATCTTGAAAGCTTCTGCCACGCCTACCGCCCGACCCCGGAGAAAACTACCGCCTTTGCCATAGATGAGAAAGTGACGCTGGTGAACGAGGGCAAGCGGCTGGTCTGGATGAGGGCGAGGGGCCAGATCATCCGGGGGCTGATGGCACCGAAAACGCCGAAGATTCTGAAAGAGAAACCGCAATCCAACAAATAATCCGACATGGCTACACCGAACTTGGTACTTGAAATCGAGGACGAGAAGATCGTCCGCACCCGTGGTAATCGCAAGACGACCATCGCCCGCTTCGACACGGAGGCCAAAACCATCTACTGGAAGGACGAGGACACGCGGGATGGCTACCACAAGAGCGTGACCGCCTTCCTTTCGGTCGAGAAGATCCCCATTGATCACACGCTGATCGAGGGCCAGAAGCCGGACGTGGTTCCCAAGAGCGCCCCGCCGGCGCCCGCGCAGCACCCGATGCAGGGCGACCTTACGCCCGAGTTCCTGGATTGGGAGATGAAGTACATGCCGATCGCCTTCCAGAACCGGATGGGGGTGAAGTTGAAGAAGGTGCCCGATGGCGGGAAGGCGTCGGACATTCCTTCGGAGAATTGGGTGCGGGCCGATGTGGTCCGAACCTACGTCCAGCCGGTCGAGGAGACGAAGGGCGGGGAATACTCGTCCATCAAGTTCAAGCAGGAGGCGCAGATCATCGCCCGCCGCAAGAGCCACATCACCTTCGAGGAAAAGGAAATCTTCAAGGGCGACAAGGCGACCGATCAGGTGGTCCCGTTCAGCGAGCCCTACTCCATCGCCAAGCTGGAGAAGGCGGACAAGCTGGGCCAGATCGAGATCGTGTCTCGCAAGCATGGGGCGGGCTCGGCGGGCGCCAGCTTCTAGGCCGTGGCCCTGCCGGTTCCATCGCCGTCGTACGCGCCGGCCTCCACGGTAACCAATAAGTCCATCACCACCTCTTCCGGTCCTGCTCAAGGCGGTGGAGGAGGCGGTGGCGGAGGCGGCGCTGTCACCTCGGTCAACGGGCAGACGGGCAGCGTTGTCTTGGGGGCCAGCGATGTAGGGGCCGATCCGGCAGGGTCAGCGGCTACCGCACAGGCCATAGCCGAGCAGTACACCCGAACGGCGGGCATCCAGTACGCCACGGGTGGCAACGTGCAAGTGCAGTTCGGGTTGGGCGTTATCGGCGTCATCCAGCTTTCGACCAACATCGTGTTCTCTCCGGCTGGATCGGCGGGCATCCTCCCGGGCTGCTGGCAGTCCATCATCCTGGCCAATAACACCGCTGGTGCATTCACCATCACGAAGAACCCCAATTGGGTGGGGGTGGTGCCGACGTCCATTGCACCGGGTCAGACGATGGCCATTTTCCTGCAGGGATCGACGACCCCGCCGGCCTCTACTGATGCCAACATAGAGGTGGACGTGGTGGTTACCACTCAGGCGACGACTTCAGGTGTAACGCAGATAGTCGCTGGTACGGGCATAACGGTTTCCCCTGGTGGCGGGACTGGCGTTGTAACTGTCAACGCAACCGGAACCACGGCGGGCCGAACGGTATTCAACATCGAAACGTATGGGGCCATTGCTAACAGCTCTGGCGCAGCTGCGGGTAATGTAACCGCGATAAACGCAGCGGTAGCGGCAGCGGTGGCCTTTGGTGGAGGAACGGTCTATTTCCCGGACGGGTTTTACTACACCAACGCTGTTCTAAGCTACACCCCGAACGCCAACATCGCTTTTATCGGTAATGGCTTGATGGTCTCGGGCATCATTCAAGTGACCGCCGGAGCTGACGGTCTAAAGGTGGATCAGTCAGCTTTTGGGAGTGTCGGCGTCGAGGTCCGCGACCTGAGTTTCATATGCGCCAGCGGAACCGCCTGTGGCAACGGATGCACCCTTATTGGCGGAGGCAATCAAGATCAGCGTTCGGTGTGGGCCCGAAATCTCCTGTTCATCGGCGGCAACGGCTGGATTAACGGTCTCGTGCTCCCCGCGGGCCCGGCGCCCATCGGGGGATTGATCGAAAACATCTATGGCCGAGGACAGAATGTTTTCGGTAACTCCCTGAGCACCGGTTCGCTTATTTACATCGAGAACCCGGTTAATACCACGATTTCAAAGTGGTATTCGTGGGGCTTCAAAAGCGGACTGCACATAAAGTCGGTTGCGGGTGTAGGCGACGGTACTTTTCAGGGAGTAAATATATCGGACTTCTTGGTGAACGGCGTTAGCGTCGGGATTGACCTAGACGGCACCTCCGTATCCGGCGGAGTAGCTGGAGCCATCCAGATCAACAACGGGGTGATCGACCTCGGGGGCACCGCCGGTGGCGTAACCGGAAGCTTCGCCATCCGGGCTGACACGGTGGATGAGATCAAGATTCACCAAGTTAATTGCACCATCAATGGTGCGAGCCCGACCGGCATCTCGATCCTGAACAAAGGTAAGGCCTCGATCTCACATTGCGACATACTCACTAGCGGCAGCGGTGGATCCATGCAGGGAATCGTCTTCAGCAACGGCGCCAACAACATCGTTCACGACAACACCTTTTTGGGCTGGACGGTGGACGTGGATATGTCCCAGACCGGCGTTACCAACAGCGTCTGCCACCACAACACCGACCTGCTGACTTCAGGCGGCCTAATCACAACTGCCACCCACGCCGGGTCTGGCAACCAGATCGGCACCTCGATCGCGTGAAACCGAAGGCTCGCCTCCTTACCAAAACCACGGCCTATTCTGACGGTAGGGTGGTCAAAGAGATTTTCAGTCAACCCAATCCAACATGCCAGACTCCATCATCACAGACCCTAACGTCGCGGCCCCGGTCGCGGACGCACCCGATCCCGGCACAGCCGCTCCCGCCTCATCTGTCGTTTCTGAACCCTGGAGCAAGGGGTTCTTCGGAGACGACGGCTCCATAAACGCCAAGGTATTCGATAAGGCGCCGGAGGACCTGCGACCGCTGGCGAAGGACATCGAGCGGTTCAAGACCGCCGACGACTTCTTCAAGGCTTACAACGAGCAAAAGAGCCTGCTGGGGAAGAAGGGCTTCATCGAGCCCCCCGGCGAGAAGGCGACGGAGGTGGAGCGCAAAGCCTACGCCGATCAGGTGAGGAAGATCAACGGTGCCCCGGAAAAACCGGAGGGCTACGCGCTCGCCAAGCCCGAGGGCCTGCCGGATACGATGTGGAACGCGGACCTTGCCTCACAGGTGGCAAAGATCGCCCACGAGGAAGGGGCCAGCCCCAAACTGATCCAGAAGATCGCCGCCGCCCAGATACAGGCATTCCAGAAGGACGCTGAGGCGGTCAAGGTGGCTGAGGCGCAATGGTTCGAGGGTCAGGACAAGTTGATCCGGGAAGCCGCGGGCAAGGACGGTCTGGAGTACGGGAAGGCTAAGGACCTGGCGGAACGGGCCGGGCGACGACTCGGGATTGACCCCAGCAACCCCGTGATGAAGAACGCCTCGGTCTTTGGAGCCCTGATGCGGGCGGCCAAGATGATGAGCGAGGACACGCTGATTTCAGGCGACACGACCGGCACCGGCCTGTCGGGCAACGTGACCGCCGAGTCGGCCAAGAAGTCTTACGACGCCATTATGACCGACAAGAACAACCCGGATTACAAGGTGTACTGGAACCGGGACAAGAAGGAGAAGCCGGCGGACGTGGATGCGATTCGCGCCAAGGTCCGCAAGTTGCAGGAAATCGCCCACAAGGGGTAACGCCATGGCAACCAACGAGGACCTGTATCGGGAAATGGTGGATCAGGAGCGCCGCGACGACAAGGTGTACGGTCAGGACTACACCATGAAGGCGGCAAAGATCACGCCCAAGGGGCCTGATCCCGACAAGGGCAGGGAGAGGTTCAAGAAGGAGATTGCGCCCGTCCTGGAGGCCCGCAGACGCCTTTCTGCTGGTTTGCCAGCCACGACCAATCCCCTGGTGAACCTGTACCTCAAGGTCATGGGCAAGGACAAGCTGGAGGAGCTGCCCGAGACGGAAATTGTGGACAGGGCAAAATCGTTCGGCTTGATTGGCCCCTCCGTGGAGGACATCCAGAAAATGATCGCCCAGGACCCGGACAAGTTCCGCGACCTTTCCCGCTCGGCGCCCGAGGTGCGTCCGGTTCAGGTCCGGCGCAAGACGACTGAGGATGTCATCGGAGAAGCGGAGGCCCGCCATGAAGGCACCGTTTAAGCCCCTCGGTTCGCGCATCCTTGTCGAAAAGGAGCCCTACCAGCCGACCATGGAGGGCGGCATCCTCATCCCGCAGAGCGCCGACAACACCCCGCGTTTCAGCCCCACGGTCCGCGCCAAGGTTCTGGCGGTCGGCAGTAAGGTGCAGGACATCAAGCCGGGAGACACGATTGCCCTGAAACGGGTGGCCGGGGACGACATGGAAATTGACGGTCGCCTGCTCACCCTTGCTCGAGTACCCATCGAAATCGTCGGACTCATCGAATCCAACCCATGAGTGATAAAATAAAGATCGTCATCGCCACTCCCTTGAAGGACGCGAGGACGCTAAACCAACCGCACCCGTTCTTTCAAAAGACGGCTGAGCAGATCGCCCAGATCCAGGACAGCCCCTACGAGTTCTATTTTGCCACGATGGAGGGAGGAATCTGCCACGCCCGCAACAAGATGGTGCAGGCGGCAAAGAAGTTGGGCGCCCAGCAGATCGTCTGGTGGGACTACGACATCGAGGCCACGGTGGACGACATGATGAAGCTGGTCACGAACAAGCTGCCCATCGTCGGGGCGCTCTACACCACCCGAGAGGACCGGGGCCATTGGGTCGCCAACTTCATGCACGAGGTGGAATTGCAGGAAGGCGGGATGCTGCAAGTCATCGAGTCGGGCTGCGGGCTCAAGAAGTACCACATGGAGGTGTTCTACATCCTCGACAAGGTTTACGAGGGGATCGCCTACACCGACCGGGACACGGGCGAGCGCCTGCACGGCTACTTCCAGCAGATCGTCATGCAGACGGACTTGAAGCCGGACGGAGACTGGATCACGGAAGATTTCTTCTTGGACCACCTGTGCCGCCACAGCCGGACGAAGGGCATGGGCATCTTCGTGGACACGACGATCAAGGTGAAGCACCGCGGGCCGGATGGCACCCTGTACCCGACTGGAGACTGGCCGCCGGTCCCGATTGACGAAAAAGTCACCGGGATCGCGTGAAGATCACCGCCCTCACCTGCACCTTCCAGCGCCCGCAGGCGTTTGAGTTGTGCAAGATGTACGTCGCCCGGCAGACGCGCCAGCCCGACCAATGGCTCATTCTGGACGGCCCCGAACCCATGACGGAGAAGGTCCTCAAGGCTTTCCGGGAAAACCTCATCACCGGGGATGCCGTAATTTTCGCCGAAGATGACGACTGGTTTGACCCCAAGTGGTTCGCGTGGTGCGCCGAACGGTTGGAGAAGTACGACATCGTGGGCCAAGGCTTCGCTCTCTACTACAACGTGGCGCAACGGTGGTGGTCCGACTGCTGGAACCGGAGGCACGCGAGCCTCTGCCAGACGGCCATCCGTTCCGAAATGTTCGACCGCCTCTGCAACGTGATCGAGGCATTCGACAACCAGTGGTTTGACACCCGGCTGTGGCGCTTGGAATGCCGCCGTTTCCTCGACCTGCCCCGCGAGAATAAGCTCGTGATCGGGATCAAGGGGATGCCCGGCATCCGGGGCTACTCCCGCGAGCACCGCAAAGCCGCCCTGCATGAAGTCCACCCAGACCCAAGCATGGCGAAACTCTGGCAACTGATCGGCCAGGATGCCGAAGCCTACCTGCCTCACTACCAACGAAAATGATTACCACCGACTTCAACGAGCACACCGCCGCCCACGGCAAGAACTGGACAAAGTGGCTCGGCCACCTGATCGGAAAGACGCACGTTTCCGGCCTTGAGCTTGGAACATGGAAAGGCGACTCCGCGGAATGGATGCTGACCCACATCTTTACCGGGTTCGCCAACAACTACGAATGCGTGGACACGTTCGAGGGTTCCGAGGAACACGCGCTGGCCGGGATAGACTGTTCCGCCTTGGAGCAGGAGACGCGGGAGAAGCTGAGAAAGTTCTCGCCCTTCGTGAAGATCCACAAAACGACCTCGGACGCCTTTCTCCGTTCATGCCCGCGCATGTTCGACTTCATCTACGTGGACGCGGCCCATGACTCGATGAACGTGCTGCGGGATGCCGTGCTGGCCTTCGACCTCCTGAAACCCAATGGCACGATGATCTTTGACGACTACCAGTGGACGGTCATGCCGAACCCGCTGGATTGCCCGAAGATCGGGGTGGACGCCTTCGTCTCGGCCTACGCCAAGCAGATCGAGGTGATCGGGATGGGCTGGCAACTCGCCGTCAGGAAGGTCGCATGAAACTGGAAATCCATATCTTGGCCCACGACCACGAGGACAAGCTCCCTTGGGCGGTCGGTCACTACCTGTCCCTCGGTGCCAAGGTGATCGTCCACGACGGCGGCCCTAGCTTCACCCTCGAAGTGATGGGAGCGGAAACGAGGAAGTGGGACACGGGCGGACAGCTCAATGACGAGCTGGCGATGAACCTCAAGAATGAGTGCTGGAAGGGAACGGAAGCCGATTGGTTGGCGGTGATGGACTGCGACGAATTGCTCTACTTCCCGAAGGGTGTCGAGGAAACCCTGTCCACGTACTCCCGCCTCGGGGCCGCCGTCATCAAGCCCCATGGCTACGAAATGTTCTCCGACGAGATGCCGAACATCACCCGCCCATTGATCGAACAGGTGAAGCACGGAGCCCCGGACAACAAGTGGTACGGCAAGCCCGTCCTGTTCAGCCCGAAAAAGGTGGCAGAGTCCGGTTTCGGCATGGGAGCCCACGAGAGCAGGCCGATCCTCCACAGCGGACGGGAACTGTACGTCGGCTCCGGCTGGCCCCAGGCCAACCCCCCGACCTACCTCCTGCACTACCACCAGATCGGGCCGATCGAGTACGTGGCGCGGCGGTACGACGAGACGCGGACCCGCCTAGCGGCCATCAACGAGAAGCACGGGTGGGGTAATTTCAAAAAAGGTCTGGAGCACGCTCAGGAGAAGCGGGATTACATCCTCCCGTTGCTGCGGCAGGTGGTGGGGTAAATAGCTACTTGACAGTCCGAATCGGACAGTCCAACTAAGGGCAGAGGGTTCAATTGGCACTCGCGCTTAGCGCGATCAGGCGGCTCTCGGATTTAACTCGTCCGAGAAGCGGATCGGCCTAACAGCCGGCACTCCGGGGGGAGGACGGAACACAACGTTAGCGACCTTTCAAAAACTATGCCTTCAGGCGTAACAACCCTTCCTCCGAACTACCAGCCGGCGTTTGACAACATCTGGCGGGAGATCATGGCGCAGCAAATCGACCATCGCTTGGCCGGTTACTACATCATGGACACGGTGGCGGGCAACATGAAGCGGTATAACGAGATGGGTTCGCAGTCCTACGCGATGTCCCAGAAAACGGCCCGTGCGGCCGTCACTGAGCCGTCCGATGTTCCGACCGCGATCCGTTGGGTTATCCCGACTGGATACCAGAAAGCCTCGTGGATTGATGAGGACGATGCCGTCCTCCTCGGTACACTTCCCGACCCGGAAAACCAGATCGCCGTCAATCACGGCATCGCGGTCAACCGGCTCAAGGACCAACTGATTATCAACGCCGCGCTCGGCGTGAACTATACGGGCGCCCAGGCCAACGTCCAGACTCCGCTTCCCTCTGCCCAGCAGATCGGCGTGCAGTTTGGCGGGTCTGTGAACACCGGCATGACACTCGCCAAGGTTCTTGAGGCCAACTACCTTCTGGACTCGAACGATGTGCCCGAGCCGGATCGGGTCATGGTGTACGCGGCGAAGCAGCTCTATGACCTGCTTCTCAACGTGGACCAGGTTGACTCGGTTCTCTACGTCGATGTCCGCGCTCTCATGCAGGGTCGCTTCACCGAGTTCAGTGGCTTCCACTGGATTCGCACGCAGCTCCTCCCGACCGTGGGTACGCCGGCCATCCGCTCGTGCATCGCCTACCAGAAGAAGTTCATCATTCTGGGTGAGACGAAGGGCATGATGACGAAGATCGACATCCTCCCGCAGCAGAGCCACGCGATTCAGGTGCGTACCACCTACTTCGCCGGGGCGACGCGGCTTGAGGAAGCCGGTGTGGTTCAGATCGCGTGCGACGAAACACAGTGAGCAACAAGGAGTAACACAACATGGCTTCTACAATTCGTTACACGCAGAACGTCGGACAGGAACAGATCCCGTTCGGCAATTATCCCGGGGGTGGTCCCATCTCCGGTCCTGGTGGTCAGTTCAACGATCCTGGCGTCGAAATCGGGTCCGTCCGCGAGGTCATCGCGGTGTACCAGATGTACGGCAACGAGGTTGCGAACGACATCATCAACATCTACATGGCCCAGCCGGGCACGTTGGTTGACCCGCTTGGTTCGGGCGTCGCTTGCAGCGGCGTTGCGGGCACGGCGACCCTCAACATCGGTGACGATGACTCGAACGGCTACGGCCTTGTCAGCTCGGGTGTGGCCTTTGGGGCCAACCCGCTGACGGTCACGCCGCAGGGTCAGGACCCGTCGCGTTATGCGTCGGGCATCAACGTCGCCACCGGCCAGACCAGCCCCGTGCTGTTCACGGGTGGTTCCTCGATCAACGACCCGCATTACATCGGGACGCTGGCCTTGGAGCCGCAGGGTTACGCCCAGCCGGGCGCGGGTGTGCAGGGGTCCTGGATTCAGGCGACCTTTGCCACGCTGGTCACTCCGGTTGCGGGCAAGGTCCTGATCTTCAAGCTCAAGCTGATTAAGCCCTGAGCCTGAGGAACGTTTAGATATGGCCCCGTCAATCTGTGTTGGATCAGGTTGGCGGGGCTTCATTTTTTCACCATGAGTTCGACCCAAAGCCAGACGGACATCTGCAACTTGGCGCTGATGCGCCTTGGGCAGAACAAGATTCAGTCGATCACGAATCTGGGGGACCCGAACGCGATTGCCTGCAACGTGGCATGGCAGCAGGCGTTGTCCGAGGTTTCGCGGGAGGGGCCATGGAACTGCCTCAAGACTCGGGCGTTTCTGGCCCAGCTTCCGCCGGCCCCAGGATCACAGGCGTCGAATACGAACAACGACTTGGCGGGTGCGACCGTTTGGGCGCCGGGGACCAATTACGCGGTAAACCAGTTCGTGACCTATGCGAGCTACCTGTACCAATGCCTGATAGCGAACACGTCCGGGCCATCCTTCACGGTGGATTTGACCAAGGGGTATTGGTTCCAGACGAACTACTTTGACCCGAACTATCTGGGGCCGCAGCCCGGCAACGCGGGGCCGCTGTACGAGTGGAACTTTGCCTATCAGCTTCCGCGGGACTTCATCCTCTTGACGGAACTCAATGGCAATTCCTGCTGGGGATGGAACGGCCAGGGAGCGGGCAACACGACCGGCAGCCTGTACGAGGTGTATCAGGAGCAGCTTTTGACCAACGCGCAGTCGGCCAACATCAAGTACAACCGATACGAGACGGACACGACCAAGTTCGATTCCCTGTTCACCGGGGCGCTCGTGCTCAATCTGGCGGCCACGATTGCAACGCAGTTGCGGAAGGACGATGCGGAACTGTCGGTCAAGATGCTCCAGCTCTACAAGCAGTACGTGGGGCGGGCGATGACGAAGAATGCGGGCGAGTCGAACCCGCGCCGGTACAACATCGTTTCCCAGAGTCGGTTCGTGGCCTCGCGTCGGTGGAGCACGAATGGTTGATGCACTCGCTTAACCCACTGGTCAGCTTCAATTCCGGGGAATGGGCTCCGACCTTGGACGCCCGGACGGACCTACCGAACTACCGGAAGGCGTGCCGGAAGCTGAGGAACATGCTGGTGATGAAGCAGGGCGGGGTTGAGCGCCGGCCGGGCACGGCGTTCGTGGCGACGGGGATGACCTCGAACGACGGGACGGGTACGGTCCAGTTCTACTCCCGGATGGAGAAATTCCAGTATGCGCCGGGGGTTTCGTACATGCTGGAGTTCGGTTCCAAGGGCATCCGGTTTTACCTGAATGGGCTTCAGCTCCAAGCCTCGGGGGTGGCGGCGTGGGTCAGCGGGACCAGCTACCCGAACGGGGCCTTTGTGACGTACGGGGGTTTTACGTGGTACAACGATTTCGGGGCCGCGATCATCAACTCGACGGTGGTGCCGGGCGCAGATCCACGCTGGGTGGTGCAGACGACCTATCAGGTGCCGACGCCGTACTCCGCCTATGTGGACACGCCGAATCCTGGGACGCCGTGGAGCGGGGCCAAGAATCAGGTGTGGCAACTGGAGTTTGAGCAGACGAATGACGTGATCTACATCACGCATCCCCTGTTCCCGGTTTACAAGCTGACCCGCTATGCGGACACGAATTGGGTGATGCAGGAGGTCCAATTTCTGACTCCGGCTTTGCTGGATCAGAACGCAACCGATATGACGCTAACGGCTGGGGCGGTGAGCGGTTCGGGAGTATCGCTGACCGCCTCAGCTACCGCGTGGGCCACGTCCACGTTCTACGCTCCGGGCAACGCGGTTAAGCAGTCGGGTGAAATCTACCAGTGTGTGACCATCCACACCTCGGGGACGTTCACGACCGACCTTGCTAACGGGTACTGGAAGCTGTTCACGACCTTCACCAGCCAGAACATCGGGAGCTATTGGCAACTGGCGTACAACCGGCCGAGTTCTCTGGTTTCGACGAACATCACGGGCAACGGGACTGGCAACTCGCTTTACCTGATCGGCACTTGGGAAATCCAGACCTATGGGACGTGGAATGCCACGCTCACCATTCAGGCGAGCTACGACAACGGCGTCACCTGGCAGACAATCACCAGCCTGACCAGTGCTGCCGACGCCAATTACAACATCACCGGCCAGGAGATTGCCGGCGGTCTCTACCGGGTGATCATTTCAGGCTGGGTGACGGAGACGAGCGCCACGACGCCGCGGGTGGTCCTGACCGCTGACAACCAGTTTGTTTATGGGCTGGTCCTGATTACGGCGGTGGCGGACGACCAGCACGCCACCTGCACGGTCATCAACCCGGCGGCCCTTTACTCGACCAGCGCAACGATCTACTGGTCTGAGGGGGCATGGAGCGACCGGCGCGGCTACCCGCAGGCGATCACGATCTTCCAAGAGCGGGTCTGGTATGGTGCGACCACCTTCCAGCCGCAGAGGCTTTGGGCAACACAGATTAACGACATCGAGAACTTCGCCCTGATTGACCAGTCGCAGGCGACCTACGGGCTGGCGTTCGACTTGAACGCTCCGGGGCGCGGCCCGATCCAGTGGCTCACGGCGCAGACGGAACTTTGCGCGGGCCTCGCAGGTGCGGAATGGTTCATCACGTCCGGGCAGCCCAACGTCGCCATCAGCCCCACGGCGGTCATAGCCTTGGAGCACTCGGCCAACGGATCGGCCCCCAACCTGCCGGGCCTCGTCATCGGAAACGCGACCTTCTATGTCCAGCGCCGGGGGTCGAACTTTGAGCAGATGCTTTTCTCGGTGTTCACGAACAAGTACATGAGTCAGGACATGCAGGTCTTGGCTCAACACCTGACCGCGGCTGGCATCAAGCAGTTCGACTACCAGCAGCAGTTTGAGAACCAGAGCCTCATCTGGGCGGTTTGCGGGGATGGCTCGCTGATCTCGATGAACTACGCCATGGACCAGGAGGTGTTTGGCTGGTCGAAGCACACGACGGGCGAAGACCAGGGCGACAGCTTTATTTCGGTTCAGGTGATCTACGGGCAGGCGGGTCAGGACGATGAGGTATGGGTTTCGGTCAACCGCGAGCCCGTCATCCCGAGCGGTATTACCCGATGTTCCATTGAACGGATCAACCCGGTGGACTGGCAGACGTACAACGTGGGCCAGCCGGACATCAGGCAGGCGGTTTACTCCGATTGCTCGCTCACGGTCACGAGCCCCGGCAGCAACACGATTTCAGGGCTTTCCACGGACCTAGACGCCCGGCTGGTGGACGCCATGATTGTGCCGGTGGGGACCAATAGCGCCTTGGTTTCCCGCAATCTCACGGTGTCGGCGGGGGCGGTGACGATCCCGTATTACGTCCCCCAGACCGGCGACGTGGTTACGATTGGGCTTCCGATCAACTGGCAGGTCCAGCCGATGCGTTTGGACGTGGACCCCCGGCTGGGTCAGGTTCCCACGCTCAAGAAGGCAATCAGCCGAATCTACCCGCGGACGGTGAACTCCCTTGGGGGCATGTACCAGATGGGGGAGAACAACCCCATGCCTTTCACGGGCGACCTGCCGACCTACCTCATTACCCAGAACTCGGGGGCACCGCTTCCGGTGGTCTGGAACCAGACGTATGAAATCGAACTCCCGGTGGGCGGGGTGACGCAGTACGATCGGGACCCGCAGTTCTCCATCCTCGGGAGCGACCCGCTTCCCTTCACACTACTCGCCTTGTCGGTCGAGTACGACCTGGGGGCCAAGGCATGATTATCCGGGCATTCGAGATGGAGAAGGACTACGACATGGTGTGCGGCTGGTGGGCCAAGCGCGGCCTGCCGCCGGTCCCCAAGTTCCTTTTGGGCATTGCCCGGGGGGTGATCGTCTCGGCTGGCAAGCAGGACGTGGCGGCGGGGTGGATGTATTTCGACGAGACGCTGACCATCGGTGTCGTGGACTGGATCACGACCAATCCGACCATGGCCCTTTCACCGACCCTGACGGACGGGATCAACCGAATCCTGGCCTTCTTCGAGTACGCGGCCAAAGAGAAGTCGGTCCACAACCTGTTTTCCTTTGTAGCGAAGGACACGGGCCTGCATAGACAGATGGTGAAAACCGGGTGGCAGGACCCGCAATCAGAGCCCCACGTTTACCTTTTCAAGTCATGGCCATTGCCGCACTAGGACTGACCGCCTTCGAGACGGCGACGATTGCAACTTCAACGGTTGCGGCGGGGGCGGCTGTTGCTGGTACGGTGGCATCGGCCAAGGCGGCGAGCCAGCAGGCATCCACGGCTACGCAGGTGGCGAACTACAACGCCAATCTGGACATCGCGCAGGCGAACCAGAACGAGCTAAATGCGAACGCCAACATCACGGCGCAGCGGCAGAAGGACAACGAACAGCTTTCTGTGGCCCGGGCCCAGTACGCGGCCTCTGGCATCATGTCCGACACAGGTTCCCCGATGGAAGTCCTTGCGACCTCGGCCAGCCGGGACGAGCAGAATATCCAGCAGTATTACGCGGGCGAGCAGGAGTCGGCGCAGACCGAATTTGAGGCGGCACAGTACGGGGTTTACACGGGGGCGGAACAGGCGTCGGCCTACCACCTTGAAGGGGCGGGCGACATATTCTCTGGCATCGGTTCCCTCGCCAACATCGGCGGCAGCTACGCCAAGGCGATGAACACCTAACATGGGAAACATCCCCACCATTCCCGGTACAGCCTCCATCCAAGACCAGCAGGTCGGGGTGAAGCGCAACCTTGGCGCGGAGGAACGCCCGTTCGAGGCGGCCCGCGGTGCCATCCGTCAGGGAGTTCAGGCGATCACGCAGGCCACAGGGCAGATCGAGGACTACGAGATCAGGAAGCAGCAGGCGGAGGAGGCGTACCTCTACAACAAGAACGCGATCACGCTTTTGAAGGTGACGAGCGACTATCGGGAAAAGGTGAAGTCGATGCCGGACAAGCAGATTGTGTCGAACTGGAAGGACGTGGCCAAGACGACGAAGGAAAACATCCTTTCCGACACGGAGATGCAGGACATGACGCCTGCCGCCAAGAAGCGCATGACCATGGCGCTAGACAAGTGGCAGGGCCAGACCACCGGGGAGTTCCAGCTCGTCTCCGACAAGCTGGGCATCCGGCGCCGTCATGACACCGCTGTTTTCGGAGCGAAGGAGTTCATCAAGACGGGCGACCCAGCTTTGCTGCCGAATGCCCTAAACGCAATCGACTTGGCGGTTAAGGCTAAGGACATGACCCCGGAGCAAGGCAAGTTCTATACCGATCAGTTCCCCGAACGGCTGGCTACCGCTCAGGCGTCGAACCTCATCATCCACGACCCGATGGCCGCGTACAAGGCCCTGGGGGACGACTCCAAGTTCCCGGACATCAAGAACCAAAACGAGCGTGAAACCCTTCGACGTGGAGCCCTGCAGGCGTGGAACCAATCCAAGGTCCAGAACTACAACGATATTCGGAAGCAGCGGGACGCGGGCAAGGTTTTCACCAAGGAGGAGCTGGGCGACATGGTGGACCAAGGGAAGATCAACGGTTCCTCGGTGGACACGATCCTTTCCCAGCAGGCCGGGGAGATCAAAAAGCGGGACGTTGAGGTCAACCGCAGCAAGGTCCACGACATGATTTTGGACATCAAGGAGACGGATGGGGCGGACAAGCGGCTGGAGGAAGTGACCAAGATCCACGCCTCGAATGAGTACCTTTCGCTCCCGGAGGCGGTGAAGAAAGACTTCGACGAGGCTTTGCGCGGCAAGACGGCCAAGCAGCCGGTCAAGGCCAACCCCGTTTTCACGCAAGAGCTAGAATCCATGAAGGAGGACTTCACGAACGGAATGGCCTTCATCCAGCCATCGGAGGACAAGAGCACGGGGGGGGTGCGCCGGATCGAGACGATGCCGGACGACAAGTTCAAGGCGGCCTACCCGGGGAAAACCCGGAAAGAGGTGGTGGAGGATGCCCGGACGAACTACGCCAAGAAACAGCAGGCTTTCATTGACTGGTCGAAAGACCCCCGGAACAAGGACAAGCTGGGGGACCACGAGGCCGTGCAGGACGAACGCAACCGGCTGGAACAGCCCGAGCATGATGCAGCCGTCAAGAAAGCCCTTGGGCTGACTACGGGCGGGACGCAGTACACGAAGGGCCAGGTTTACCGGGACGCCAAGGGCAACAAGGCCACTTGGAATGGCACGGGTTGGGATGAGGTGAAGTAACATGGCCTTCGACCCTACGTCCGCCACGCTGGACGCACCGGCCAAGGCACCGGCCCAAGTTCAGCCTGCATTTGACCCGCAGACAGCGATTCCAGACAATCCTAGGGCTTCCGTGGCCCCTACCCCTACCACGGCACCACCCGGCCCAAATTGGGCCAATTACTACGGGGGATTGGACGGGATAGACAACCGCCTTTCACCGGAGAAGGCGCAGGCGCTTAAGTTGCTGGACACGGACCCAAATCCGAAGGAAGCGCGGGCAAGGGCGATTAACCAGGCTTACGTTTCTACCCATCTTAAAGGGATGGACCCTGCCACCATCCGGGAAAACTGGCAGGCGGTTAAGGATTCCTACGCCAAGAATGCGCTCGGGATAGACTCCAAAGACATATCAGACACAACGCTTTACGGTAAGATAGCAGACAGGTTCAAGCCCGCCACGGATGGGAAACCGGCCGGCGGCGGTAGCTTCTGGGATGCCCTTAGAGCAGTCGGCCCCGGCCAGACCGTGAATCTGGCGTTTGCCGCTACCTCCATGAAGGAGCTTCCAGAGGCCCCGCACGACCTCCCTAACATCAACATTCCGGGAATTGGCAATCCGGCGGTCATCGGCGGGGTTTACAACGCCATGCGCCCCTTCATCGCCCAGATCGGTACGCCTGCCAGTATTCCGATGATGGGCGGATCCGAGCTTCTTAGCATGGCCCGAGAGTACCCGGCGGCGAAAGCCGCCTTGATGGTCATGAGTGGCGGTTTCGCTGCCCTGATGGGTCCGGCGGCGGTCGAATCGGCCAAGAGAACTACGGGGGTGGTTTCCGACCCGAAAGCAAGCTTGCAGGACAGGGTTCAGGCCGGCGTGGACACATTCACCAAGGTGGCGATGACGGTGATTCCCGCCCTGCATGTGGCTGAGATCGCAGTCCCTGGGGTGCTGGGGGCTATGAAGGGAAAGCCGATTACGGAGGCCTCGGAAATCATCAAGGACGCCGTAGCCAAGGCAGATGACATTTCACCGGAAAAGGAACAGACGGCGCTTCATGCCGCCCAGCAGATTGAAGCTGTGGCGAAGGCTGGGCACCCTGATGCCCCGCCCGCTCCAGCCGGTACGCCAACCTCTCCGCTTGAACCTGCTGAAGCGGCGATCACCCCAACCACCGCACCAAAGGCAGGCGCTCCCACGGACTACGGCATTGCCGAGCGGGTTTCGGATGTTCGAGGCAAGGCTGGTCAGATCGACGCCCCTGAGGCTGGAGAAGGCATCGCTCCGGCTACTTCGGTCGAGCGCGGTAGAACGCTGCTATCCCAAGGGGCCAACCCGGAAGAAATCCTTTCCGAGTTCAACAAGACAAACCGTTTTTCATCTGACGACCTGGCTGTACTCCGGGCGCGAGGCGAGGAATTAGCCCAAGCCGCCAGCGAGACGGCGGACAAGTTCGGCCCGGAATCTCCGGAATACAAATCGGCCGCCAAGGCGGATTCCGATTGGACGAAGGCAATCAAGCCCGTTCAGACCGAATGGGCCAAGGCTGGCGCAGCGCAACAGGGTTCAACCGACATTGACACGGGTGACTTCCACTCGCTTGCCACCGCGTTCAAGCAAATCTCTGGCCGTGACTTCACACCCGAGGAAGCCGGCAAGGCCGAGGAAATTGCCGCTGGAGTAAAGGACGCATCACACGATGCGGAGACAGCCAAGGCCCAAGTCATCGAGGAACTTAAGAAAAAGGCTCCAGCCCGAAAGGTGACGGCTGGCAGCAGTGTGGCCAAATTCATCTCCGAACAGGCCGATGCCGCCCGCGCTCGCGTCAAAGCCCGCATGGCGAAGGGCGCTCTGTTCTCAGGCGTGGACCCTGTTGACCTGACGGACCATGCCATCATCGGGGCGGACTACATCGCCAAGGGTGTTACCAAGTTTGGGGACTGGTCGGCTGAGATGGTGAAGGAGTTCGGGGAGAAAATTAAGCCGTACCTGCCCGACATTTTCAAACAGGCAAACGACCGGATTGATGATTCCATCGTGTCGGACCATCTGGCCTCCCGAAAAGCGTACTTGGAGGGAAGGATCAAGAAACTGTCCGAAAAGATTGATACGGGGGACTTGAGCCCGGAGCCCACCAAAGCCAATCGCCCGGAGGTTGCCGAGCTGGAAAAACTGGCCCTCCAACGAGACAACCTACAGTCGCAGCTACAGGAGCTGCGCGACACCGCCAAGAAGGTGGAGGATTTGGAGAAGGCTGTGGCCGAGAAAGAGCGGAAGATAAAAGAGGGCGACCTTACCACCAAAGGCACCGCCGTAAATCGGCCTTCCGTTGAAGCTCTGGAAAAGCTCAAGCAGGAGCGAGATGCCCTGAACCGCGAACTGACCAAGGCTAGGACGGAGGCGAAAAAGCCATCTGAGGCGGAGCAAATCGCCAAGAAGGTGGAGGCCATCAAGAAAACAATCGCTGAAAAGAAAGAACAGCTCCAAACCGGGGACATTGAGGCCAAGGGCCAGAAGGTAAGCCGCCCAGAAGTCGGACCGATTGAGGAAGCAAAACAGGAGCTGGACAGAGTTAACAAGGAATTAGCCGACGCCCGTAAAGCCGCTAGGGATGCAGAAAATGCCCCAGAGAAAGGCTCTGTTGCCGATGTGTGGCAGCGAGCCAAGGATTACCTAGAAGCAGGAGAGGACGACTTTGACGACCTGCGCCACAAGATCGCCGCCGACACCGGCCTCCCCGTATCCGAGGTTACAAAGAAGCTGGCTGGGCCGAAGAAGGTCCGGGTGATGACGAACGAAATGTATTCGAAGATGTCGAAACGCCGCGACCTCATCCAGCAGGCTAATTACTGGCTCAAGCAAACGGCCCAGCCGGGCTGGCAGCGGTTGCTTAGCAAAGTCCCGCGAGCGTTCTTCACCGCCAAGGTTTTCGGTCACGGTACGGTGGGCATGATTACCCACGCCGGGATAAATATGTTCGACCCGACCGAATGGGGCATCTACTGGCCAGAGTTCGTCAAGCAGTACAAGATGATCGGCTGGCATGACCAAGCGTCTTTTCACGAGCGGGCGATGCAGGACCTTTCCAGAGATAGGAACTACGTTACCGCTCGCAGGGCGGGACTGGCCAACAGCGTGACGAAGGCGATGGACGACTACGAGAAAGGCGTCATGTCCGGCAACACCATCATTGGAAAACTCGGCATGGCCGGAAACCGGGGGTTCGACACGCTCAAGATTTACCGTCAGGCCCGGTTCAACCAGACGTGGGACGCCCTCACGCCCGAGATGCGGACGCCGGAAATGGCCAAACTTCTGGCGGACGACGTGAACCACTCGACCGGATTCGTTAAGGCCAATTTTCCGAAGGCGGTGAGCAATGCCCTATTTGCTCCGAAGCTGGAAGCTTCCCGGTGGGCGTTCTTGGCGGGTGATCCCATCCGGGACGCCAAGACATTCGCAGGCTGGAAAACGGCCACGCCCGAAGAAAGGCTGACGGCTATTTCAAACGTGAAGCGCCGCGCCATCATCGCCGGGACGTACCTCACTCTTTTGGCAGCGAATCAAGGCATGTTGCAGGCCACCGATAGTAAGCAGAAGATCAACTTCAGCGACCCGCGTAAGCCCGATTTCCTAGCCTTCAAGGGGTTTGGATACGAATTGGGGGTCGTCGGCCCTACCATCAGCCTTTTCCGGTATCTCTCGAACATGCTTCATGCCTCGATTATGACGCGGGCTGGATCGGAATTGAAGGACAGTCGTGCCGAGGAAATGGGAATCCTGACGATGAAGTACCTGCGGGGGAAACTCAGCCCATTCGGAAGCGTAGTTGCCGACGTGGCCACTCAGTCCGACTATCAAGGCCGACCCCTTCCGTTCTCAGGCGACAAGGTGCCGACCTACCTCAAGAAAGAGGGGACCGGAGCTTACACGTATTCCGAGTACATCGGGGAACACGTTGAGCCGATCCCGTTTGAGGACGCCATCCACGAGGTCTGGGGCAATCAGGGCATGAGCGCCAAACGGATCAACGACTGGATGGCAGCGTTGGCCGTGTTCGCCATCGTCGGCGGAACGGGTGCCCGCGTCAGCAAGGACACGCAGCCCGAACAGGACGCAAAGGCAGCCGATAAAACCGGCCGCAACATCAACACCACGAAGCGAAAGAAGCCATGAGTGAATGCCCCGAAGAAGTCTTTGAAGAACAGGAAGAGGACGTGAGCCGACATGGATGCCTCGTGCCTACAGGCGAAGAGGCCGAAGGCGGGGAGGCTGACGATGAGTGAGAACCTAAAGACCCGCACTGCGCTCGTTTGCTGCGGCCCCTTGTTCGTTTCTCTCGCCGAACGCATGGCGCGGGATTTTGCCAAAGTTTATCTCCACGTACCGTTCTCCGGGTCGTTCCCCACCTGGGCGCAGCGCAACGTCGGCTACGGTCTGGAAAACGTGGAGCTGGTTCAGGACGTATGGGGGCCGCACTTGGGGGATGTGGACCTTTTCGTGTTCCCGGATTTGGCCCATGCCGAGCTGCAAATCCAATTGGAGACGATGGGCAAACGGGTGTGGGGCTGCCGCAACGCGGAGGAACTGGAGAATTACCGGGAACTCTGCAAAGAGATCATGGAGGAAAATGGGCTGCCGGTCCAGCCATGGAAGATCGTCAAGGGTGTCACGGCCCTGCGCGAACACCTCAAGACCCACCCGGACCAGCACGTCAAGATCGACCTATACCGGGGCGTAACCGAGACGTTCTTTTCTCCCGCCTACGAGATCGTCGAGCCCAAGATCGACGCCATCGCCCACACGCTCGGACCGGGCAAGGAGATGCTGGAATTTATCGTTGAGGACGACCTCCCCGACCGGGTGGAAGTCGGGCTGGACACCTACTGCATCGACGGTGAGTTTCCCGAAAATACCTTGTTTGGGCTGGAAATCAAAGACCTGGGATATGTGGGTCAGATGGTGAAGTGGGGGAAGATCCCCGAGCCCCTGCGCCGCTGGAACGAGACCATGGCCCCGCTCCTCCGTGAATACGGCTGCCGGGGGTCCCTGTCGAATGAGATACGGATCGGCAAGGACAAGGTGCCTTACATGGTGGACGCGACCATGCGGGCGCCGAGCCCTCCTTCCGAACTCTGGCAAGAGTTGTTCACCAACCTGTCGGAGATCATCTGGGAGGGGGCCAACGGGGTTTTGGTGGAACCCAAGCCCGCAGGCAAATGGGGGGTGGAGGTCATCCTGAAATCCCATTGGGCCGAGGAAAACTGGCAGACAGTCAGCTACCCCGACAAGTACGCGAACCAGATCAAGCTCTACAACTGTGTCGTTATCGACGGCCAACGGTCGGTCATATCCTTCCACGAGGAAATGATAGAGATCGGGGCCGTGGTGGGGTGGGGCGACACCTTGGAGGAGGCGATGGAGCACGCCCGCGAGGCGGGGGAATCCATCGAGGGTTACGGCATCAAGTTCTCCATGGGAGCCATCGAACAGGCGCAGAAGCAGATCGAGGAACTGGCGGCCTTGGGCGTCTCACCTTTCAGCATTGCGGACAGTCCGAAAACCTCTTAATCACCCGAACCCATGAGCGTCAGCAGCACTACCACTCGGATCGCCGTAACCGTGACGGCGCTTCCCCAGACTGTCGCCACCTTCGAGTTCAACGCCGCGGCGGACCTTCTGCTTTTGGACGGCGGCACCGGGAACACGGGCATAGACCCGCCCACCATCCTGACGCTGGGGTCGGACTACACGGTCACAGGCGGCGGATACAACTCATCGAACCAGCTCCAGACGGGCAATGTTGTGCTGGCCTCTGGTGGCACCG